ATTTAAGTTTCGTTGCTCAGAGTGTGGGGGTTACTACCCTAGGTATTGCTGGGGAAACCTTGAAAGGTCCGGCATTTGAACCCATATTCATTAGAAACTACGACGAATTTACAACTTATTTTGGAGGAACATCACCTGAAAAATTTGTGAATACACAAATTCCCAAATATGAAGCAGCGTACATCGCTAAATCTTATTTACAACAATCAAATCAGTTATTTGTAACAAGAATTCTTGGTTTATCTGGTTATGATGCAGGACCATCTTGGTCTATAGTTACTGAAGGAAATGTAGATCCAACAACCATAGATGTTTGGTGTTTAAGTGCGGTTACACCGTCAGGTACTTGTGTCCCTGTTTGTGTACTTCCTAAAACTGAACCGTTTATTGTCGACTTTACTGGTTGTACTAACAGTGATGGAACTATTTCTTTCTTATCTAATTTCCCAACTGAAATTGAAAATCTTTTAACCACTCCTTATCAGGGTCCTCAAGGAAATCAATCATCTCTGAATCAAAATATTAAAGATTTAATTTTTGACGTTATAACTTCAAACAACCCTGCAATTACTGAAGATGAACTTATTAGTTATTTCGGTAGTGTTGATGGTGCTGATTACAGTGCATTGACTGTTAATGGAAGTTACACTGGAGCAACTAATGTATTTGGTGTTCCTGCAATTCCATTTGAAGATAATGATTTGTCTTCAGTTAATAACGATCCTTGGTTTTACGCATTATTTGATAATACAGGAAATGGTAATTATACAGGATATTCATTTTGGGCAATTGTTACCGGGGTAACGAACATTAATCCAGTTACTACAACAACTACCGGAACTATTCCAACCCCAACACCTACACCTTCAGCACAAAATCCTTGTGTTTCTCCATTACCTTTTACCTCACCTACTCCTACCCCTACACCAGTTAATATTGACTGTTATTCCGGATCAGTTGTTGGTGTTGTATATTATTACACAGGAAACACTTATAATGATTATGATGATATGGTAGTCGCTACCTTTAGATCACGAGGTGTGTCATATTACAATGATGGTACTAATCCTGATTTTGAAGTAAGTGGATTAACTCAAGTATCCTTAGACTTCTCTAATCAATACTCTGGAGTTACTAAAAATCCTTTCTTAACTTTTGGAGTTAATGTGACAAATAATTCAGGGACTAATTTCTTCTATGAAACATCTTTCAATACTTCAGATGCAAACTACTTAACTAAAGTATTTGGAGTTGACAATTTTGGTAAGCCAAGAACACAAGTTCCAATTTTTGTTGAGGAAAGATTCCAAACATTATTAAGTTATGGTTGGAGAAAAGGTTTCATCAAGGGTCTAAGTGCTGTCTTGGTTGACTTGGATAATGTTACGGGTCTGAATAACGCACCAAGTACTTCAATTGCTTGGTACTTAGACAGATATCAAACACCAAAATCACCTTGGGTTGTTTCTGAATTACGAGGTACAAAAGTGTATGATCTATTTAGATTTTACACGGTTGCTGATGGAGATTCTGCAAACTACAATGTTAAAGTTTCAATTTTCAATATCTCATTTGCGAACGAAACATTTGATGTAATGATTCGTGACTATTATGATACGGATTCAAACCCAACAGTTTTAGAGAAATTTACTAACTGTTCAATGGACCCAAGTCAAAATAACTTCATTGCTAAAAAGATAGGATCACTCGATGGTGAATATGAATTGAATTCAAAATATGTAATGGTCGAACTAAATGAGGATGCACCAGTAGATGCCCTTCCTTGTGGATTCGATGGTTATATGTTCAGAACTTACTTCGGAGCAAATCCTCCTTTCCCAATTTACAAAACTAAATATGATTTCCCAGGTGAAGTAATTTACAATCCTCCGTTTACAGGACCTATTCTAAGTTCTGGAGATAATGTGAGAAGAACTTACCTTGGGTTCTCAAATAGTATTGGATATGACTCTAACTTTTTTGAGTATGTTGGTAAACAAAATCCTCTTGACAGTTGCGCTCTTGAAGGTATTGATTGGGATTACAGGACTCGAGGATTCCATATGGATAAAAACGCATCTGGAATTACAATTTCTGGACCATTCACTTCTAATGGAACCCCTAGATTCTATGTTGGTGATGCTGACTTCAGTGTTGAGCCAACAAGTGCAACTAGTCCTTACTACCGTTTGTACTCTAGAAAATATACCTTATTAGTTCAAGGAGGCTTTGACGGATGGGATATCTATAGAGAACATAGAACTAATTCTGACAGATTTGTATTAGGGGCATCAGGTTATCTGAATGGGGCTTGTCCTGATAACCGATATCCAAATGCAATTGGTTGGGGAGCGTTCAAACAAATCTCTTTAGGAGATGGGACGATGGATTGGGCGAACACTGACTATTATGCATACTTGTTAGGTATCAGAACTTTTGCAAACCCGGAATCAGTTAATATTAACGTGTTTGTGAGTCCTGGAATTGATTATGTAAATAACAGTAATTTGGTTGAAGCAACAATTGAAATGATTGAAAACGAAAGAGCCGACTCACTTTATATAACAACTACTCCTGACTACAATATGTTCCTACCTACAACAACTGGTATAGATGGTTTGATTTACCCACAAGAGGCTGTAGATAATCTTGAACAATCAGGAATTGATTCTAACTACACCGCAACTTACTATCCGTGGGTTCTTACACGAGATACAGTAAACAATACACAAATCTATATTCCGGCTACAGCGGAGGTGACTCGAAACCTAGCCTTGACTGATAATATTGCATTCCCTTGGTTTGCAGCGGCTGGTTACACTCGTGGTATTGTAAACTCAATAAAAGCACGTAAAAAACTGACTCAGGAAGATAGAGATACTCTATATACAGGAAGAATCAACCCAATTGCAACCTTCTCCGATGTAGGTACAGTAATTTGGGGTAACAAAACTCTTCAAATTAGAGAGTCTGCTCTTGATAGAATTAACGTTAGACGATTATTATTACAAGCACGTAAGTTAATTTCGGCAGTATCTGTAAGATTGTTGTTTGATCAGAATGATGCACAAGTTCGTCAGGACTTCCTTAATTCTGTTAATCCTATCTTAGATGCAATTCGTAGAGACAGAGGTTTATATGACTTTAGAGTTACGGTTTCTAATGATGTTGCAGACCTAGATAGAAATCAAATGACAGGTAAGATATTTATAAAACCAACACGTTCATTAGAATTTATTGATATAACCTTCTACATTACTCCTACAGGAGCATCGTTTGAGGATATTTAATATAATTCTAGATTCTAACTTAAACCCTCATAGAAATATGGGGGTTTTTTTGTTAATTAATAAAATAGTTTGTAATTTAGCAAAAAAAAGTTATGAACTGGTTACCAGGAAAGTTAAGAATGTATATGAATGATTGGGATGATAATCTTTTATTTATGCCAACCAAAATAAGAATGGAAAAAAAGGTTGATAAAAAATGGGTTGAGGTCTGGGTATCAACGTTAGAATTTTCAGAAGTTAGATTAAATTCTGATTACCGACCTTACAAAAACAAAATTGAGTTGGCTTTTAAAAATTTTCGAGAAACAGAACCTTTTATTAATGATCTGAATTATTGTATAGAAAATAAATTATTCGGACCAAGTTTCTTGAAATTTAAAGAATCTTTAATTTATGCGAATCCAGTTGCAATAAACACCGCTAGAGGTCACAAACCAAACGACTTAAAAATGGGGGTTAAGTTACTTATTGAAAGAACTTTCACACAAGAAGAAAGAAAAATAATGGTCAGTAATATACAAAAATCTTATTTTTATGAGAAAAAATATGATCTGAAATTTTTGAATTCTTTGTTTAATGACCTTGATGATAAAATAATCGATTTTTACCTCAACGATAAGGTATCATATTATACAGTCTCATCAGAGGATTTTGCCAATTCTTTTAAATCTGAAATTAATAATACTGCATTAAATCCAAAACTAGGGAAAAAAATTGCAATAAAAGATTTTATAAAAAAAATATTAAATGATATTTATAGAAGTAATAATCCAGATTTAAACAAAATTTCATTTGGTTATTCAGAAGACGATAAAGAATTGGTTAACGCTATTATAGATTATATTAAAAAAGAATTATTATTTATTTATCCAAATATTCATTTTGTTATATACGATAATTCAAATAATAAAACTAATAAAATTATAATTAATAATTATTAATATGCTCTTATATATAGCATATTATTAAACAAAAAATAAAAGTAAATAGAAAAAAAATTTTTTTGTCGTATTTATAGTAAAATTAATAAACTAAATTAAAAAAATTAAAAAATTATGGCTGATTTGTTAATGAAGATGCCGGTTCCTTATGAACCAAAAAGACAGAACCGGTTCATCTTAAGATTTCCAACCTCTTTGGGTATTAATGAATGGTTTGTTGAAAGTGCATCTAGACCTTCAATTAAAATCGGTTCAACTGAAATTCAATTCTTGAATACATCCACATTTGTTGCGGGTAGATTTACTTGGGACCCTATTTCTGTTAAATTCAGAGATCCCATCGGACCATCAGCATCTCAAGCCTTGATGGAATGGGTTCGTTTATGTGCTGAATCAGTTACAGGTCGTATGGGTTATGCTGCTGGTTATAAGAAAAATGTTGATTTGGAGATGTTAGACCCAACTGGAGTTGTTGTAGAAAAATGGATTTTAGAGGGTGCATTTATGACAAGTGTAAACTTTGGTTCATTGAGTTATTCTCAAGATGCTTTAGCCGATATTACGGCAAACATCCAAATGGATAGATGTGTTTTAGTTTATTAATGGTTTCAAAATAAAGTCACTGACCCCATCATTAATTTGTTGGGGTTTTTTGTTGACTAAAATTTTATACAAGTTATATTTAAAATAAAAAGAAAATGGAAGATTCTCAAAAATATGGTCAAATGGATTTTAATTTACCTCATGATGTAGTTTCACTACCATCGGGTGGGTTATTTTATAACTCAAAAAAAAAGACAGTAAAATTAGGTTACTTAACCGCATCTGATGAAAACTTACTTGCAAATATTAATGAAAGAAAAACAATTAAAGAAACAATTGTTCTTCCTTTGTTAAGGTCAAAGTTATATGAACCAGATCTAAGACCTGAGGAATTACTTGATGGAGACATTGAGGCCCTATTAATTTTTTTACGTAACACCTCTTTTGGACCTGAATATAATTTGATTTTAACTGATCCCAAAACCGATAAAGATTTTGAAACAGTAATTTTCTTGGACCAATTAGATGTTAGAAAAACAACCGCACAACCCGATAAAGATGGTCATTTTGTAGTCACATTACCCAAAACACAATCTGTCGTTAAATATAAACTTTTAAGTTTGAAAGATTCTTTGGAGGTCGATTCTATTTTACAGTCCTACCCAAAAAATGTTGTTGCTCCGACCGCTACTCTTAAACTTAGTAAACAAATAGTAGAAATAGACGGTACAGACGATAGAGTATCTATAGAAAAATTTGTTCAGAACATGCCA